CCCCCCGCCGCCCCCTCCGACGCAACCACGCACCCTTGACCCGCCACGCAAACCGACTTAAAAATTCAGAAATGAGCCGAAATGACTGCAAACGATGACAAACCCGCCATTATTTGGGGTCCAATGGAGACCGCTGTCCGCGCCTCGCTGGAATCCGCGACGTGGCTCACCCCCGCCGATGAGTTTTCTAAACAGATCGTCCTATCACAGGCACAAGCCCTTGATAATCTGGAGGAGGACTTCGTTGATGGACGCATAACCCGCGCTGAGCTGGAGAAATCGCGCTACATGACTAACGCACACCTCATCCAGATGTTGAAGCAGCTCGGTCTTACGCCTGAATCCCGGCGGGGGGTGCCTGAGGAGAAGCCAGCAGAGAAAGAGAGTGAGTCAGCACGACGAATTCGTGAGCGCCGTGAGCGCCGCCGCCGTGCTGTAGCCGACAGGAAGTAGCAGCATGTACACGGAATCTGGCGAGTTACGGGGTGATACTGAACCCCGCATCTTTACACGACCTCTCCGTGAATTGACTCCCGAGACTTCTCTTGGTTTTGAGGCGATTGCTACAGCGACTGAGGACCTTGGACGTAACCTGCACCCCTGGCAGGAGTGGATCTTAATCCACTCGCTGGAGTTGGCACCTGGCTCGTACACGTCCGACCCTGCACCAGTGCTTCGTTTCGAGACCGTTCTCGTACTCGTTGCCCGCCAGAACGGGAAATCGTTCCTCGCATCGACCCGCATGTTGTGGCGTATGCTGATGTGGGATCCGCCAGAGGGTGAGCCGCCACTGGTTCTTGGGACTGCTCACAAGTTGGCGGCGGCAGAGGAGATTCAGGAGCAAGCGTACAAGGCTATCGCCCGCTCCCCTGCAGCGGACCAGGTTGCCCGCATGACGGGGACCAATGGCTCGAAGACTCTGGAGCTTATCAATGGTGCACGGTATCGGTGCGATGCCGCCTCGGATGATGGTGGTCGCTCGTTCTCTGTGACGGACTTGTTCTTTGATGAGTTGCGTCAGCAGAAGGAGTGGTCGCCGTGGATGGCGCTCACTAACACGACCAACGCCAAGTTCAGTAGCCAAGTATTCGCGGTCTCGAACGCCGGCGAGTCCAAATCTGTGGTATTGAACAGCTTACAGGATAATGAGCGTAAGGCGATTCAGGAGTACGATGCCTTCATATCCGGCGGGGGTACGCCGGAGGAGTGGGCGCAGCACCACGAGATAACCTTTGGCTTGTTTGAGTACTCCGCCCCTGAGGGCGCACCCATCCACGATAGGGATGGTTGGGCAGCAGCAAACCCCTCGTTGGGGTACCCATTTGGCCCTACAGAGCGTAAACTCGCAGCAACGGTCGCTCTCGTTGGTGACCAGAGCAAGGAGGGTGTACCAGAGTACAAGTTCCGTGCAGAGGTTTTGTGCCAGCGAGTAGCTATGGCAGCGGATGGACCCTTCAAGCAGGAGGACCTGGACGCGTGTCTCTCCCCCGGCGGGGAGATCGACCTCAGTTCTCCGCTCGTTGTGGGTGTCGATACCTCGGCAGATGGAAAAATGAGCTACATCGCGGTCGCTGGCTACCGTGCGGATGGTATTCCTCAGGTAGAGATCCTCACGAAGCGACCGTTTATGGACTGGATTCCTGATTTCCTAGAGAATCAGCTGAATTTTACCCCTCGAGATATCGTTCTCCAGGGTAAAGGTGCACCGATCTCTAGTTATCGGGAGCCACTACTCCGGCAGGGTGTCAACTTTACCCCGTGTGAGGCATCGAACCTGCCAGCAGCGTGCGCACAGTTCGCTGAGCGAGTTGAGCAGCATAAGGTTTCGTGGCGAGATCAGCCGATTCTCCGTAAGCCGCTGGAAGAAGCGGTAAAGAAGTACTATGGAGACGTGTGGTCCTGGAACAGGGAGCGCTCGCCGGTGGATATCGCGCCCCTTTGTGCTGCAACCTTTGCTCTGTGGGGGCTTTTACGCTTGCAGGACAACGAAGAAGACAAGAAATCGGTGTATTCCGATCCAGAGTATGACGAATGGTGGAGGTGAACCTAGTTTATGGCTACAGCTGGCGAAATTATCACTCGCGCGCTCTCTGGAGGGTTGTCTCGCGCCGTAACGACCTTCATGGGGCGAGAAGTCGTTGTAACGACCCCGGCGTGGGGAACTGCCCCGGAGCCATTGAACCTCACCCCTGAGCAGATGTGGCGTACACAGCCGCATCTACGCACTGTGGTGGATTTCCTAGCAAGAAACGTAGCTCAACTAGGTCTTCACTCCTTCGTGCTGAGCGGGGATGACAGGAAACGTGACCGTGAGTCTGTGGTGGCAGAGGTTATCCGTCAACCGAACTCCCACATGACGACCTTCGACCTGATGTATGACCTTATTGGCAACCTTGCGCTACACAATAGGGCGTACTGGTTTGTGTATGAGTCGACATCGACTCCATCGGGTTGGGCTATCCAGCCCTTCCCCGCCTCGTGGGTGAAGGTGGATTACTCGACCTATTGGGAGCCTAAACAGTATGTTGTCTCCCCTCCGGACTCGCCAGATAAGGCGGTCAAATTCTCACCAGAGAATGTGCTTGCTTTCGAGGGGTGGAACCCCCTGGCAGGGAAGTCGTCCTCCGTCGTTGAGACGCTTCGGCTCATCCTGGATGAGCAGTACCAAGCTCGTCGTCACCGCTCGCAGGTGTGGCGGCGTGCTGGCAGGGTAGGTAGCTACATATCGCGCCCGGCGGATGCCCCGGCGTGGGCGAATGCTGACCGTAAGCGGTTCTTGAAGATGTTTGAGGAGTTTACGGCAGAGAATTCCCGGACCGGCGGGACACCGATCCTCGAAGAGGGGATGCGGCTGGAGTCGTCGCAGTTCAACTCGGCAGATGAGCAGTGGGCAGAGTCCGTCAAGCTATCTATCATCACTGTGGCGCAGGTGTTCCAGGTGAACCCGGTCATGGTCGGTGTGTTGGACAACGCCAACTACAGCAACGCTAAGGAATTTAGCAAATCCCTGTATACCAACACGCTTGGACCTACTCTTCGCATGATTGAGCAGCGACTCAATGTGTTCCTGCTGCCGATGCTCGGGGTTGACCCCCGCTCCCACATGGTTGAGTTCAATATTGAGGAGAAGCTCCGTGGCTCCTTTGAGGAGCAAGCGGCGGTAGCGAGTGCGGCGGTCGGCGCACCGTACATGACCCGTAACGAGATACGCCGCGCCAACAACCTACCCGCCATACCCGGCGGGGATGAGCTGGTTGTCCCCCTAAACCTCTCTGAGGGTCCACAGGAGTCTACTGAAGAAACTAGCACTGAGGCGGCGACCGACCCCGACGTGACAGACGAGATTGAGCCTCCAGAGGCAGTGAAGGCGGTTTTGACTCGGCATTCCGCCCGCGCCCGGCGGGTTATCGCGTCGAAAGGCAGTAGCCCGGCGCTCACATCCCGACTCACCAGGGAGCTTGGTACGGATTTGGCGGATTTCCCTGGGTGGCAGTCTAGGGCTAAGGAATTACACGAGAAATGGGTAAACCATGGAGATTAAACGTAAAGCAGTTACTGTTGAGGTGGCTCCTGCGGAGGACAGTGAGGCGGCTGGTGAGTTCACGGGGTACGCATCTGTCTTCAACAATGTGGACCTCCACGGCGATATCGTCAAGCCGGGCGCATTCGCGGAATCACTGAACTCGTATGGACCCGGCGGGTCTGGCGTTCCGTGCTACTGGAACCACATGCTGGACGACCCACAGCTGTGTATCGGTTGGACTAAAGAGGCGCACGAGGATGAGCACGGGCTGTTTGTTCGAGTTCAGCTCGACCTGGAGAACCCGATGGGTGCTCAGGTGTACTCGATGCTGAAGCGTGGTCTTGTGCGACAGATGTCCTTCACGTATCTGGTGGAGGAAGAGGAGCCGTACGCAGATGAGGAGATGGAGCGTTACATCACTCTCCTCACTAAATTGAAGCTTTTCGAGGTGTCGGTGGTGCCTGTTGGCGCGAATCAATCGACCGAGATCTTGGACGTGAAGGCGGATACCCCCCGGCGGGGAACCGCGCCCCTCGACGTTACAGAGGAAGACCCTTCAGAGGACCAAGGCAGTAGTGAAGAGGACCCTGAGGTGCACACGGTGGAGGAGGGCGAAAGCCCCAACACCAAGGATGCGCCGATGGACAATTCGCGTGTTCTGGCGATGGTAGCTGAAGCGGAACTGAACATTATTCGACTATCCATTATGAAGGGTAACTTACTATGACACTAGCTGAAAAGCGTGACGAGCTGCTCGCAAAGAGCACCGCTTTCGCAAAGAAGCTCGCCAACGGCGAGGAACTGACTGAGGAAGAGCAGCAGGAGTTCGATGGACTGAAGGCGGCTACCGATGATGTGATTTCTCGTATGAAATCCGCTGAGGAGGCATCCGCTATGGTGAAATCTCTGGGTACTCCCGCGCTCCCCGCGAAGGAAGATACCCTCGCCGGCGATCAGTCTCCTCAGGCTAAGTCCATTGGCGATTACTTCGTCCAGGGCGCTAAATCCTCTGGTGTGCTGGCACGTTTGAAGTCCGGCAACCGCGTGAACCCCTTCGATATGCCGGAGTTCACTGGATCGAAGGCTGCTGGTGATGTCATTAAGCTGGATAACCTCCAGTCGACTGCATCCCACCTGGTGACCCCGGATATTGACCGTAACATCGTCACTGCTTACGCACAGCGCCCTACCATCGCAAGCTGGCTCGGTAGTGGTACCATCACCTCTAACGCGATCGTTTACTTCGTGGAGAAGGTGTGGGATGACTCGACCAATGGTACCTTCGGCATGATTGCTGAGGGCGCGGATAAGCCCGGCATGACTCCTCCGGATTACACCGAGGTGACTGAGGTTCTGAAGAAGCTCGCCGGCTGGATCAAGCTCTCTATGGAGATGGCTGAGGATGCTGAGTTCCTCGTCTCCGAGATCAATAACCGCCTCCTGTTCCAGCTGCTCGTTGCTGAGGAAGCTCAGCTCCTGAATGGTGATGGCACCGGTCAGAAGATCAAGGGTATCTTGAACCGTGAGGGTGTCCAGAAGAAGACCTCGGCTAACGCTGCTGGTAACCTGGATGCTGTCTATGAGTCCATGAACGCCGTCTTCACCAAGACTGGTCTCCGTGCTGATGGTATCGTTATCAACCCGGCGGATTACGAGAAGTTCCGTCTGCAGAAGGATGGCAACGGTCAGTACCTCGCTGGTGGTCCCTTCCAGGGTCAGTACGGCGTGGGTGGTATCCTTCAGGATCCGCCGCTGTGGGGTCTGAACACCATCCAGACCACTTCCATCCCGGCGGGCAAGGTGCTGATTGGTGCGGGTCAGGCTGCTGCTACCGTGTACCGTAAGGGCGGTATCCGTGTAGAGACCAGCAATGCTGACCGTGATGACTTCACCAAGAACCAGTTCACCATCCTTGCTGAGGAGCGCCTCGCACTTGCTGTGCGTCGTCCCGATGCATTCGTTGAACTGACCCTCGGTTCCTAGGAGTAACCACCATGAAGGTATATAAAGTTAACGTCAACGGTCTGGATTACCACGTTCAGCTGACTGAGGCTACCGCGAAGGAGATCGGGGCTGTGCTGGTTGATAGCCAGAAGAAGCCCGCTGCTCCTGCAGAGAAGCCCGCTGCTCCTGCAGAGAAGCCCGCTGCTCCTGCAGAGAAGCCCGCTGCTCCTGCAGAGAAGCCCACTGCTCCTGCAGAGAAGCCCGCTGAGCGCAAGAAGCCCGGTCCTAAACCGAAGGCACAGACTGAGCAGAAGGAAGATAAGAAGGGCTAACCCATGAATTACCCACCTATCCCTGCCGCGACCTCGCAGGAAGAAGCGATCACCTCCTTGATTCGCGCGTACTGTGGTTGGCATGTCACCCCTGAGGTGAACGAGATTCGGTCGTTCGACTACTCCGGCGAGGGTCGGCTCTTCATACCGACACTTCGTCTTGCTGAGGTGCATCGGGTAGCGACCCACGGGAGGGATCTGTACGATTGGACCTTCTCGGAGGATGGGTGGGTGACCTTCTCTCCATCTTACCAACCCCCAGCAGGTGATAAGGCAGTGACCGTTGAGTTTAAGCACGGGTTTCCGCAAGCACCTGAGCTCGCTCTGGTGCTTGAGCGTGTCAAGGCTCGACTCGCTGCTCTCCCCGCCGCGCCACTCTCGTACCAGAGAGCAGGAACGCAAGGCGTGGGATACCTGTCGAGGAATGGGGATGTACTCGGGTTCTCCCTCTCCGATAGCGAGAAGGAGGCTCTTGCGCCATATCGTTTGAAGACCGAGGCAATATGATAAGTTTGATTCAACCCGGTGGGCATACACCACCGGTAGTGCAGTACCTCCGAGCATCAACGAATGACGCCACGGATCGGTATGGGTCTCCGGTACGTACCTGGGACCCACCGGTCACTGTGGAAGGGTTCATCCTCGATGTACCGACATCTGGGGAGAACGGTCAGGGCATCGCCGTCTCTCCTGATGTCGTTGCTACACTCTACCTCCCGTCGAGCTACACCGTGGCGACTGAGGACAAGTTCCTCATCACACACCCCCGGCTGGGAGTCGCTGTAGAGTGTGTCCCCCAGGGAGTTGGTTGGAACGTTGCTAACGTCTTTACCGGTGCCACATTCATGACTGAAGTAAAGTTGAAGGTGCGTCGTGGCTAATTCTCGTATCAAGGTCAAGCTCAATAAGGAGGCGTTCCGTCGGTTGCGCGAGTCACCTCCGGTTCGCGCCGATTTGGAGCGCCGCGCTAAAGCGATCGCTCAAGCCGCCTCCCGCAACGGTCAGGTCACGGGCTACAAGGTGACAGATCTCGTACTGGAGAGACCCCGTGGTGCTGTCTCAGTGATGGCTACCGGCTGGGCAGCCCGTGATAACCGTAAGCGCAACTCGCTCCTCAAGAACATACGGAAAGGAGAGGAATGAGTTTTAGTGACCCCGCTGTAACGACTCGCTCGCATCTCGCACCCCGACTCCGTACCCGCATCTTCTTGCAGGAACCCGATAGCGACTCATACGATTACCGACAGCCGTGCCTAATCATTAACGACCTCGGGTCTCGGGTGTTGTACATGGGCGCGTTCCTTGACTCGTTCCTTCAGTTTGAGGTTCGAGCAGCGACCCGCGAGGATGCAGAGACCCTCTCCCGGCAGGTGTGGGAGGCACTGCACGACTGGATCGGTGAGGACTCGACTGTCGTCCCACAGAGCATTAACGATTTTCCACAATGGAACCCAGAGGCAGACCGGAAGATACCAGCGTACACCTTTAGTGCTCGTTTCTGGTTGCGCCCTTCAACCCAAGAAAGTAATTAGGAGATAACATGGCAGAACCTCTCTCGGGTGTTACCGCTATCCTTACAGGTAAGCCACTCAAGGCGACCGGCGGGGTAACCCGCGCGCCACTTGGCACCCCGCTTCCCACTGACGCAACCACCCGTCTCAATGCGGCATTCGTTGCTCAGGGATTCATCTCTGAGGATGGTGTTACCCGTACCACTGACGCCTCCGATGACAAGATCAAGGCGTGGGGTGGTCAGGTAGTGAAGGTCGTTCGCTCAGACTTCTCTGTGAGCTACAAGTTCAGCTACATGGAGTCGGCATCGGCTACCACCTTGAAGTCCATCGTCGGTGAGGAGAACGTCACCATCACTCCTCCGGAGGCTGGTAAGCACGATGGCAAGGTTGCGGTGAAGATCAACGCTAAGCCCGCACCCCGTGCATCGTACACTCTGGAGATGCTTGACGAGAACACCTTTATCCGTGAGGTTATCCCGATCGGTCAGATCTCTGTCTCTGGTGATGTCAAGTTCACCCACTCTAGCGTGATCCAGTATGAAGTGACTATCGAGGCATTGCCTGATAGCACTGATAACAACGCTTACGAGTACCTGGACACCGTACCAGCTGATAAGCTGGCAGAGGTCAAGAAAGCTCTCGGAGTTAGCTAACTCCGAGTCCTCGACCCCCGCCGGGGTCCCGGCCCCCCCCCCCCGCCGCCGCTAGCCCTCACCACCACATAC